GTCGATTTTCGTTGCGCACAACGTCATGACGGCACAGGCGCTGGCTACGTGGTGATGCCGCCCAGCACTGTTGCTGGTCGCAGCTACACCTGGTTGAATTGGCCTGACACCAGCGAGCCGCCCCACATCGCTGAGGCGCCCCGCTGGCTAGTGGATTTAGCAGCGGGCGCTGATCCTCGCAAGATGCGTCTGGCCTGCCAGACGAGCGGCAAGCCAGTTGAGCCCGACCAGGACCAGGACCAGGACCGCGACCAGGACCGCGACCAGGACGTCGCCAAGCACCTGGCCAGCGCCCTGCAGGTTCTTGACTGTAATAACTATGACATATGGATAAGTATCGGCCTAGCTCTAAAGACCCTTGAGGATGATGCCATCGGCCTTCACCTTTGGTTGAACTGGTCAGCCGGATCAGCCAAGTTCGATGAGGCGGACGCCCTCGCACGTTGGACGGGCTTCGAGCCGGAGCATACGCACTACCGCACCATATTTACCCTCGCACAATGTGCGGGGTGGGCGAACCCTGGCGGGGTTGCAAAAAGCATAAAAGGTACGGAAGCTGACGAGGTCGCAGAGTTCAACGAGACGCATGCTTTAGTCATCACAGGGGGGTCTGTATGCATCTTGCGGGAAGGGGTCAGCGAGTTTGGCGGCAGCATGGTGCACTTCATGGCCAAGCATGCGTTTGGCACATACTATGAAAATAGAACACTCCGGGTAGATCGCGTCACACCGGACGGCATTCAACAAAAGCGCATGCCACTGGCCAGGGCCTGGCTATCGCACCCGAACCGCCGAACGCACGAGGGTGTGACCTGCGCACCTGCCGGGGACGTACCAGCCGGTTTCTACAATTTATGGCGTGGGTACGCTGTCGAGCCGCTACCCTTGGGGGTTGCAGGCTCGGCGCTGCGCTGCAAAGGGTTCATGCATCACCTTAAATCCAATATATGTCGTGGTAATAAACACTACTTCCGGTATTTGTTGGCCTGGATGGCTGACATGGTCCAGGACCCGATGAGGAAAAAAGGTGTTGCCCTGGTCCTGCGTGGGAAAAAGGGGACGGGCAAGTCAACGCTTGCCGACGCCCTGCGCGCCATACTCGGTGGGCATGCTTTTAAGGCGAGCAAGTCAGAACATATAGTGGGTCGCTTCAGTGCGCATCTAGCCGACAAGCTGTTGCTAGTCGCCGAAGAATCGTTTTTCGCCGGAAGCCATGCCGAGATCGGTACTTTGAAGGATTTAATCACCTCTAACACAATAACCGTTGAGCCAAAGCATGTGGGTGCGTTCGAGCTGCGCTCCTGCCACCGGATATGCATGCTCACAAACTCTGAATGGGCTGTGCCCGCAACGGAGGACGAGCGCCGCTTTTTTGTGTTGGACGTGGGCGAAGACCGAATGCAGGATACCGAGTACTTCGGTGCCATTGATCAAGAGTTGCGTGGGGAGGGGTTGCGGGCCTTTTTGACCTTGCTACAGAAGTTCGACCTGTCCGCCTGGAACTTGCGCAAGGTACCTCAGACTGAGGCCCTTAAGACTCAGAAGCAGCTGAGCCTGGAAAGTCACGACCACTTCATCCTTGACTGCCTAACATCCGGGGAAATCTGCGGCCATGCGTGGCTTGATAATGACGATGATGGGGACTGGAAAAGCCCCTTGCGATCGGATGTGTACAGTGCTTACGTGGCTTATGCACGCGCTTCGTCGGTGCGCCCGATCGCTGCAAACCGGTTCGGCCCAAAATTTACCACCCGAACCGGTGCGGGATCGTACCAGCCCACAGGCACGGACAGAAGGCGCTGCTACCTCCTGCCCGACCGTACGGAAGCCTTGCAGCGTTTTGAGCAGCAGACGGGCATATCGACGGACGAGTGCTGATAAGGCTTCATCGCCGCACACGTCGATGAGCGCCGCACACATCGTTTTCAGATGTGTGCGGCCAGAAACCCTTGCCGTTACTGGCTTCTAGCCGATCCGCACACATGCACACATGCACACATCGTTTTGAACTTTCTTTGTATATTTTTCTAGGCGGCGTGTGCGGGCAGGAGAGAGAGAGGCGGGGGGTTGTTATTCTTATTATTATTCTTATTTGATGTGTTCCATGTGTTCCGATGGGCTGAAATCCAGTAACGGCAAGGGTTTCAGCCGCACACGTCAAATTCCCCGACGTGTGCGGGGTGTGTGCGAAGTGTGCGGCGCCCCGCCCCCTAGTGGACTACACGCCCCCCCACTGCCCGGCAAGCGACGCCCTGACCCTGGTCCTGGTCAAGGCCCTGGTCCTGGTCAAGGCCCTGGTCCTTGCCCTGGCCTCGTTCGCCATTGTGGGCGGTCAGGCATTGCTTCGAAGAAACGATTCGGGCTTCTTGACGATCAAGAAGCCGCTCTTTCCTTGTACATATCTTCTCCTCCCTCTCTATGATAGCAAGCTGCCTCTTTTGAAGAGACATGGCATTAGCTATAAGGTGCTCTAAATCCACCCATAATTGAGTGTTCATTATCTTTGCCAAAAATTCCTCGTTCATTTTGTCACCTTTTCCTAACTGTTATTAAATAACTGTTTGCTCAGTTCCACAAACGCCATCGAAGTATCCCCACGCGATAGAACTTCTTTCGTGGTTGTTGTAGGAATCCTGATTAGAACCTATCGCCATCAATTAGTAAATAATGACAAAAGCACTATAAGTGTGCAGTCAAGGCACAACACGCCAATTTTTCTATGTAGTGTTTGCATTACTTGACAGATTACTGGCATGTAGTTAGTTACAAATTTGTGTGTATTAAGCAAGGGCCGTGCCATAGATTTTGCATAGCACCGTAACCCGCTGAATCAGATAGGAAAAAAAATCTTGTCCTTCGATTATCTTTGTGTTAGCTTATGGCTATCGAGAGTTTGGTTAACGATAGTATGTACCTATACGGGCGCACCTGGCGGCAAATCCGCTACCAGCGGCTGGTCAAGTTCCCGCTTTGCGCCCTGTGCGCAAGGCTGGGCGTAGTGACCGCCGCTACTGTCGTGGACCATATCGTCCCTCATCGCGGGAACAAAGAGCTGTTCTTTGATTCCGAAAATCTGCAGAGCTTGTGCCAGCACTGCCACGACTCACACAAGCAGAGGCAAGAGAAAAGCGGCGTCCTTTCGGGTTGCGATGCTGAAGGTAATCCGCTCGATGCAATGCACCCTTGGTTTCGGAAGTCCGACGAATGAAACCGCCGTTGTTTTCGGCTGAGCACGTTAATGACCTGTTCGATTATCTGGCGACTGGCGCACTTGTCTGGCGTGAGGATCGAGGACCGCGCGCACATGCAGGCCAGATTGCTGGCCATTTGCGCAGAGACGAGAGCGCCCACGTCATCACGCTCAACGGCAGAAAAACCACACGAGCGAGGGCGGTGTGGGCCTGGCACCACGGACGATGGCCTAAAGGATGTCTTTGGCATAAAAACCGCACAGCCACGGATGATCGAATCGAGAACCTGCTCGAACTCACATCACTTGAATGCCATGTGGCAGTTGGGATGGGCACAGAGCGCACGCTACCCACTGGCGTGGTGGCTGTGCCAGGCGGGTTTCATGCGCTTGCACACAACTGCTACGCAGGCACCTACAAGGCTGCTGGCGACGCGCACGAGGCCTACAAGGCATCACACGTAGGGCGCTACGGTAGCGCCTCACCTTGGGCCGTGGGGGGCTCTCAAATGTCATTTTTAAATGACACCTGTTCAGCGCCCACGGAGTCTTTTTTTAGCGAGAACGGAGAGCCTTCGCGGATTCACCAGGGGCAGGAACCATGAGAACGCAGTCAAACAGCGCCAAGTTCGCGCTTGAAGTGTCGGATAGCCTGAAGGACCCCCTGCCCGAACCCCAGCACACCCTGCCAGTTCAGGCCCTGCGCTATTGGCCGGCCATTGTCACGGCCAAGCGCCGCAATGCCTGGACTGACCTAGACCTAGCAATGGCTGAGAATCTGGCCCTTGACCTTGCCACTATCGACGAATTGGCCGCTGCTATTACACGCGATGGCCATATCCTGACCGACAACAGGGGCCGCAAGTACGCCAACCCAGCTACCACCCTTCTTGACAGAACGACGCGACGAGCCGCCAATACGGCACGAGTCCTGCAAGTAGACGCGGGCAGTACCACTGGCAAGGCTGACCACCAAGGAAAGAAGAACGAAGCTGCACGCGATATTGCCCAAAAAATAGCAGCGGTGCCTGACCTTATCGCGAGAGTGCAGTAATGACGCGCGGGGAGCGAGTTATTGCATTCATTGAGCGCTATTGCCTCGTTCCTGAAGGTGCATTGGTGGGATCGCCAATGCGCCTAGAACCGTTTCAAGTCGATTTCCTTATCACCATTTATGACAACCCGGCAGGCACAAAAAAAGCTTTGCTAACCATCGCCCGGAAGAACGGCAAGACGGCCCTTATCGCATGCCTCGTCCTAGTTCATCTGGTTGGACCGGAAGCCAAGCAGAACAGCCAGATAATTTCCGGCGCCATGAGCCGCGAGCAGGCCAGCATCGTTTTTAATCTGACCGCTAAAATGGTTCGTTTGAATTCAGAACTCGCCGACCTGGTGCGTATCGTGGACAGCCGTAAGGAACTGTACGGCCTGCCCATGGGTGTGCAGTATAAGGCGATCGCGGCCGAAGGCAAAACAGCGCACGGTCTATCCCCCGTGCTCGCTATCCTTGATGAAATAGGCCAAGTATCCGGCCCCCGGTCGCCCTTCGTCGATGCCATTACCACCAGCCAGGGCGCCCACGAGAACCCGCTGCTGATCGCCATCAGCACGCAGGCCGCCGCCCCTGACGACTTGTTCAGCATCTGGCTAGATGATGCATCGGAAAGCGGGGACCCTCGCATTGTGGCGCACGTGTATACCGCCCCTATGGACGCCCAACTTGACGACCCGGACGCGTGGAAGGCAGCAAACCCAGCTCTAGGTATCTTTCGCAGTACGAGCGACGTTGAGCAGCAAGCAGTGGAGGCTAAACGGATGCCATCCGCGGAGGCCACATTTAGAAACCTCGTATTGAATCAGCGTGTGGCACTTACCTCACCATTCATGAGCCGGTCTGTGTGGGAAGCATGCGGCAAGCCTGCCGAATATCTTGACGGCCTGGAGGTTTTCGGAGGGCTGGACCTTTCCGCAAGAACCGATCTTACCGCGTTCGTCCTAATCGGACGCAATCCGCAAGGTATATGGCAGGTTAATTCATACTTCTGGACCCCCGCCAAAGGGCTGTCTGAACGTGCGCACAGGGACCGACAGCCCTATGACCTTTGGCGGGATCAGGGGTACCTGAGGACAACGCCCGGCGCCAGTGTCGATTATGCAGTCGTTGCCCAAGACATCGCCGAAATCATCGACGGCCTAGACGTGAGGGGCATTGCATACGACCGGTGGCGTATTGACCTGATGCGTGCGGAGTTCAACAAGGTTGGAATCGAGGCGCCCTTGATTGAATGCGGTCAAGGTTTCAAAGACATGACGCCGGCACTAGATAGCGCGGAAGCCGAATTTCTGAACCTGCGTGTTCAGCACGGCGGGCACCCTGTTCTGACGATGAATGCAGCGGGCGCCACTGTCACACGTGACCCGGCCGGCAACAGAAAACTTGACAAGACCAAAGCGACCAGCCGCATTGATGGCCTGGTTGCTTTGTGTATGGCTTTCGGCCTTGCGAGCAAGGCTATTGAAGCTGTAAAAACTCCCACTTACCAAATGATGTTCATCTGATATGCACAAAGCTTTCTCCCAATTTACTATCAAGTCCTTTGACGAGTCCGAAGGAATCATCAAGGGCATTGCCACGACTCCGGCAACGGACAAGGTAGGGGATATTGTAGAACCACTTGGTGCTCAATTCACCCTACCCATCCCCCTGCACCACGAACACGACCGTAAAGACGTTGTAGGGCATGTAATCGAGGCAGAAGCAACAGCCGAAGGCATCGAATTCACCGCGCGCGTGGCAAAGGACGTGAGCGAGCAGATTGCTGAAGTATGGCGGCGTGTAAAAGGTGGGTTGATTCAGTATGTATCAGTTGGATTTCGACCAATCGCATACGAACCCATTGCAGGCGGGACCAGGTTTACTCAATGGGCTTGGGATGAATTATCTCTGACGACAATACCCGCAAACACGCAAGCCGCCATAATGGCAACAAAAGCAATAAAAACCAGCCTTTCAATTCACATGGAAAATGCAATGACTATTGCAGAACAGATTCAACAGTTTGAACTGAAGAAATCCGCGGCACTGGCAGGGATGGACTCCCTGATTGCCAAAGGTGTAACTCTGGCAGACGAAGACGACGCCGCTTATCAAGCGCATGAAGCGGATGTGGCACAGATCGAAAAACACCTTGCCCGACTGAAGAACGCAGAAACCCGTGGAGCGCAAGCCGCTGTCGCTGTCGGTATTCAGTCGGTTCAGGTTATCGACAACGCCCCCAAAGGCACCGACTTCGTGCGCTACACGAAAGCCCTGGCCCTTAGTCGCGGGAACCCCATGATGGCTCTGGAAGTCGCCCGGGGCATGAACTACGGGCCGCGCGTTGAAACGGTGCTTAAGGCGGCTGTCGCTGCTGGCACTACGACCGGCGCCAGCTTCACGTCGT